CGCTCCAAGCGCTCCAGTGGCACCCGCTCCGGCCACAACGCCTCGCCAGGAATACGACCGAGGATATCTCCTTGCCCCGCTATCGCCTTGAAAGAAATGAAGTTGAACTTGTCCCCACCGACTTTCGCCTCGGCCTCTACCCGACCAAATAAGTCCTTCGGTCCCCAGCGCGTACCTACAACTATAACCGGTGCGCGCGGTCCTAATCGGCTATACGCTACGGTGCAGTACCAGTCCCATAGACTGTCGAGGATTGTTGGTGACTGAGCTTCCTCAGAATTTTTTATTAAATCATCTAGCACAAGTAGGTCAGCAGGTCTACCAGTCAATGCTCCACCGCGCCCACGGCACACCATCCCACCCTCGTGTCCCCGGATCACCCACTCGCCCTTCGCATCTGTGTCGTCGCGGATGTGGATGCCTAACTCCGGCCCGTAGCGGCGCACTACGTCGCGAACCTTCCCACCAAGTCCTGATGCGAAACTCTCCTCATACGAGCCCAGCATGATTCGGGTGTGCGGCCAGCGCAGTAGTACCCACGTGGGGAAGTAGACACTACAGAGAAGCGTTTTTCCATGTTGAAAGGGGACGGTCACCGCCGTCCTACTGTTCGGGGTGCGCCACGCACCCATCAGCACCGTGTTGATCGCTCTCAGGTGCGGGGCCAGCACCCACTTCCCCTCCGTGTCCGCCATCGCTAGGCGAGCCGGTGATAGTAAGTGGGTCAAGCCGCTCGATGGGGATGCGCTCGTCGTCGAAGAGTTGGTTGAGCATGTTGACTGCCTGTCCATAGGTCTGGATGTTGACATTGACTGCTGGCCTACTCTCTGGGTCATATTTCTCGCGGTACACTTCTGGTCTCCGCGCGCGTAACATAAACATCATCAAGGTATCACTATACTCCTGTGTGCTACCACACTGCTCTCCCTTGTAGAATACAGGCTTCTCCACCCCGAAGTATGCTCGGCGCGTAGCCTCCTGCTCCAATAATTGCGTACCCAGCTCCACTGCCCGGTCCCACTCGGAGCAGAATTCCTCACTATTGCGTCTGCGGCTGTAGACCGTACCAGGTGATACACCCGCTATCCGACATGCCTCACGGAGGCATACCCCCTGCGCTAATGCGTCAAGGAATGGCTCCACCCAGGCGAGTGGTTGTCTTGTTCTAGGTCGGTATGGGTTTCTACCTGCGCTTATTGGCATTGGGTCATGGCCTCGTGGAATTGGTCATACATGTATTCAGCTTGCGCGACTATCTCACGCCTCGCTTCTTCTGCGCTGCTTCCTCCCCTAAGTGTGTCTAGGTAGGTCTGCGCTACTGCTGCTCCAAGTTGGTTCCCATTTTGTCGGTGGTACCCTATCCACTCACTGATCCTACGCATGCCAACGTGTCGGCGCTCCTCATCAGTACGCGCTAATCTGGTCTTGGTGCCCTGCCCCATAGACATCATTACATTGTTGTTGTGTCGGGTCTTTCTCATGTTTCTATTGCGCTGGGATGATCTTGCGATCCTTCCTCTTGTTCTCACTCTTCTGTTGGCATATATTTTGTACTTAGAATACCAACTAGGGGGTACTTAAACCCCCCCCCCTACTTTATGGGGCCCCTTCGTGTCACACCCCACTACACTACCTCTACCCTCACTGAGGGTAGCGCAGTAGGTAGAGGTGTATACCTATAGGTATAGTAGTATATATAGTGTACATATATACTATATATATCTCGCTCCCACCCCCCCACATGCCTGCCAGCCTACCATACTATAGCACATCCCCCATGCGCCCAGGCGCATTTGTACGAATTTTTAGAAAATTATTCTGGACTCAGCCTGAGGGATGGGCTAGCGCAATGCTGGATATACATTGGATATCTATACAGCCGTATATACAGGAGGTGGATATCCAACGTATATCCCCAGTGGCTGATATACACTGTATATCCCAAAGTGATATACAGGTGTATGGCTATACAGTGGATATCCGCTACCCCGACTGCTCGCACCACGTCAGCCTGTGTCCGGCCCGGAGGATGGATTGAGCCAGGCCCAGGACGACCCTATCCACAGCGTCCTGCGCCGGGCCGTGTGAGCCCAGGGGCTCGTATCGGCCGGACGCGGGATCGTACATACCCAGATCGACCTGGCCGTCCCGGCGGTACGTCAGCACGATCCGACACTCCAGCTGCGCAGTCATCGGAGTCCCTCAGGCGGTAGTCCATAGTGGTATGGTACGGATCAGCGCGCGCAGAGTCAAGATCAGGTTGGAATATAAATGAGCATTCACTTATGTATTGCGTAATATTCTTCAAGCAACTCGTGCGCACCGAGAGTCTCACATCGTTAATCAACATACTCAAGGTGTAAACCCCTGTAAACTTACACTCCGTAAACCCTAGTTAACACACGCGAGTATCGAGATCGCACACATACCACGCTGGGGGACCGTACCTCGCCTGCTGGGGCCAGATAGGTAGGTCAGAGGGTATCGGCACGACAATTGCAGGGTATAGGACAACTGAAAGGGAGAAAACATGACATTCAGCGAGTCTGTCCGGCAGGACAGGAAGGATCTGGGGCTCAGCCAGCGACAGCTAGCCCAGCTGTGTGGTATCGCCCAACCCAGGCTGTCGGACATCGAGCATGGGCTATGCCCGACCCAGTCCCAGCGCCAGGCGCTGGAGGCTGTGCTAGGGCGACAGCCTGATGAGCCAGCCTATGTGAACCGAGGGAGCAATGAACTGGATATGCCGAGGGGATGAACTTGCAGGTAGGCTCGCGGGTGATGCCTTCACCCGCCGAATGAGGGAAAAGGGGTGGGCGCCAAAGGCCCTCGCCGAGGGCCGAGAGCCCCTGCCCGAGGGGCCGATAGGTGATGGGACCCTGCTGGTGGAGTACGTCCACTGGCAGGGGTCGAAGCGGGACGGCCAGTGGGTCGTCCACCACGAGCTGTGGGATTGCGATCCCACGAGAGCCGCCCGCAGTCTGGCCAGCAGTCTGGCCTACGGATTCGATTAGACGCCCTCAACCAGAGCGGGCGTGAGGCCAACAACCCCACCCCGCTCCACCCATGCTACAGGACCGCTGGTCAGCCTAAGAAGCGCCGCGGCAACACAGATGATAGACGCAGAAGATCGTACCGTTCGTGTCGTAGGGCCGGTCAGCCCGCCCTACTCCGCCATCATCGTCGAGGCCCGCTATCGTCGGGCTGATTGGCCCAACGCCTGGATCCTCACTCACTGGCGGATCGACGCAGGATGTGGCTACGGGTTTTCCGAGTGGCGCAAGATCCACAGAAACCGACGCCGCGATCTGGGGGCACTCAGACTCGTGACGATCATGAGCAACGAGCAAATAACCGAAGCCCAGAAGGAGGATAGGGTATGCTAACGAGAAAAAGGGTCCGCGTCGAACTGGTCGGTGCGGACGCGCTCACGATCGTCGAAGCCCGGTCTCTCATCAGGGCTGCTCTTGCCGGGCGGCATACGGTCATGCCCGGCGATGTGAAGAACGTGGAATCCGCTGTTGAGAAGGTGGCGGAAGGGCTGATCGGGGCCGGCCAGGACCGGGAGATGGTTCAGGCGATGATGGAGCATGGGTACTAAGTTTCTCTAACAGGACTCGTGGCGGTGCAGCTGCCCGGTGGCCGCCCATCGCGGCGGCCAGTGCAAGCACGTCCTCGCCCTGAAGGCCGGCCTGCGTCGGGTCGGCTGCAAGCTGTGATCACCAGTATCTCGCCCTTCAGGAGACATGACAATGGCTGCTACGATTACCTTCTCAGCCACAGCGAAGTACGGATACGGAGGTAAGCAGTACATCGCTCGGATCAGAGGGAGGGATCAGAAATTCACCTTCTCCCGCGAGTTTGTTGGCACGAAAGGCGGCAAGCGCCGTGAGGACGCTGAGCACATCACGGACGAGTGCGGTCTGTATGTCGAGTGCGACATCGACCGCAAGGGGAACAAGGATGAGACGTACTCCTACGTCCTGCCGGCCCGCAGCGGCGACGGCTTGGTCAAGCAGACCATCGACAAGGAGGACGCGATGGCCGTCGCCAGGGAGCTAGACGCCGGCCACGACATCGCCAGCTGCCCCACGATCCTCCGCGTCCGGCAAGCCCTGTGGGACAAGGCTGATGCCAAGAAGTCCGCGAAGGAAGCCGAGGATCAGGCCAAGCTGACTGAGGCGGCAGCCTACCCAGAGGCACAGCCGACTCTGGTCCCACCACCCGCCCAGCAGGCTGAGGTGTTCGACCCCTGCCTGTAGACTACCTCCTGCCCCGAACTGCGCTACCGGACTTCGCAACCGGCGGGGCACTTGCCCGAACCCCTAACCCAGGAGCAACCCATGTTCAAGTGTAAGGGAGAGGATCGTGATTAAGTGGCCGACTAAAAGACTGAGTAGATGCTCGGTCTGCGACAGGAAACGAATTGTCTGCGTCTCCTGTCGGCGCTGCAACAACTGTGGGTGCCACCCGGCTTGCACCCACAAGGACGTGCCCTCCCTTAAGGACGAGATTGAGGCCATGCGAACTCGCACTCTGCGTACGTGAATGGCAGTCGTAGTCCCTCCCTTAGGATATGATACATATCGCCCAGTAATGCGGCCTGTGCGTAGACGTGTACTCACAGACGGTGGCAAGCCCGTGAAACGCAGAGCCGCACACGTGGGGACACCGCAATGCGCGACGACCCGATACAAGACGCGGAGTTGCGTAGGCTCTGCGAGCGGGCGAACGCTTATGCGTTCATCCCCCCAATTGAGCCGACCACACGAGTCGGTGGAAAGAAAAGGTGTAAGATGGCGACGAAGGTCAAGTTGGCGCGGGGCAAGGAATTCGTCTTCGCACGGGCCAAGGGCTTCGGCGGCGAGATCAAGTACCCGTGGGATGAGTGGTTTTCGGGTGACTTGCTCCTCCTGGAGCGCAGCGAGGGTCCAGAGAACAGCAAGGGTACGGTGATCGAGGGGCAGGAGACCACCAAGCGCGACTACGGCGTGCCCAGGGACGCCATGCCCCCCAAGATCAAAACTGCCGCTCGTCGGCGGTACAAGATCGTCCAGATTAGCCGCCGGGACGCTGATGGCGCCCCTCTCGACCACGAGGGGCTCATCATCAAGGCGCGGGACATGACCGCAGACGAGCGGATCGAGGAGGACCTCCTCCGCGCAGAGGAGCGCGAGGCCGCGAAGGCCAAGAAGGCCGGCGCGGGTGCCCTACATGTGGACGGTAGCACGCAGGCTGTGGCCTAAGTACCCATGCGGACCTGTAGCATGAGTAGATTGCTACAGGTCCGCAGCCAGTAACCCCGCACCCGGAATCCCAAGCGCCGGCCGCACGTCGCGGAGAGGGGAGGGAGGCCACTAGCACCCGCATACTGCGGGGAGGAGCAACCATGTCACGGCGCCGACGCAAGGCGTACTACGCAGGCCGTGGGGCCGGCCGATTTGCCGGATCGTGGGTGATCGACGGCAACTCGACGTCCGAATACTGCGCCGCCATCGTCCACGGCCTGGACGAGGGCGACCCGGCTATCTTGGACCTGTGCCCCGCGCCTCTGTCCGGGGAATGGACCGGCGAGTCCATCTCTGAGTTGTCCGAGCGGTACGGGATCGACCTGTCCGACGACGACAACGCCTACCACTTCGAGGACGGGTTCGCGGATGGGTTCTGGGATACGGTGGTCCTCCGCGCCGCCAAGAATGGAGTCTCATGATCAATACGGACCCCTCCACCGTGACGGACTGCGAGGCCCAGCTGGCCACTCTGGACCGACTGGAGCGCGTAGTTCCGATCATGCGGGAGCACCTATTGCACCGCAAACTGTTCATGACCGCCACGCGCTGCGTGGACGAGTACCTGACGACCGAGGACCATAGCCCAATGCACAGGGAGGAAGTGTGAATATCATCCACACAGATGCCGAGCGGCGCGAGGACTACCGCGTCGGCGACCAAGTGGTGACGCGGAAGGGCAGGGTGAGCAGTGTATTACGTGTGCAGAAGACCGCAGACGGCACCATGCTCGTGACCGTCCGCGTGGCCTACGACTACTACGAGGTCTACTCTAGCCTGCCAGACAGGCATGCTGGATACCCATTGTGCAAACTTAGACGGGCTCATTCATCCGTCACACACTACTACAGGAGGGACTTTTAGCTGCCCTACCAAGTGTCCAATCAACGAAATACCCCCAGTAGGATAATTCCTACTGGGGGTATTTCTCTCTGCACTCTAGGTCTATGGCGACATATCACAGCAGCGCCGGTGCTTCATCCACCCATCCTCCAAGTCAGCCACTAGGTATCCAGGCTTGCCGCACTCGGCGCAAACTTCCCGACTACTATTCGACTTGCCACTACTACCATTGGTAGCGAGCCAGACACCCTGCCCGCTCCAGACAATCTTGCCTATTGTCTCGGTCCTCCTCTCTCCCGCCTTGGTAGTCACTGTGACTACCTGACCCTCTTTGATCTCAGTGGTGGACCGCAGTCCCCACTCACCGCTGCGCAGCTTCGAGTAGGTCACTATTGTAGAGGTCTCCTTTACGGCTCGCGATTCCGGGGCCGTCCGGGGGTCGGATTTCCCGGCGAGGTAGTCGTCCAGTTCCTCCCGCGTCGGGTCGCCCCGCGTGAATTCTACCCGGATGCCTGGCGTCACACGCCCGTCCCGGTCGGTGTACTCGCGGAACGGTGTGCAGCTAGTCAGGTCGAGGACCAACTTGGCGCGCGTGGCGGCCACGTAGAGCAGCCTCCGGTCGGCATCACTCATGTCGATTCTGGGCGGGAAGTCGGCGCGGAGAACCACCGTATCCCACTCGCGGCCCTTGGACTTGTGAGCCGTCGAGCACACGAAGTCCGCGTACTGCTCCTTCGGCATGCCGTTGAGCGCACTGAGTATCCTCTCGCAGCCGAAATCGTCCACCAGCTTCACCATCAGCTGCATGTCCGCACCGTCCGGGTCCTCCTTGACGTACTTCTGCACTTCCTGCCATCCCTCGAATACTGCGAGTTCTGGGTTGCTCGTCCGCCGCCCTCGCTGGAGGTCCAGTGCCCCCTCCACGAAGCTCAGCACGTTGTCGATCTTACCTATCAAGCACCCGCGCCGTCCTGCAGCGTGCTCGCGGAGGATCTTGCCCACCGCGCCAGCATTGGTTCGGTATAGGTAGCACACTGTCCCCAAGTACTCACTACTACGATCAGTGTCACCACCGTTGGAATCTCCAGCATCTAGTAGCACTCGGCTAGGCACGTCCACCCCGCGCATGCGCAGCTTACTAGGCTCATCCATTTCTGCGAGTATTGAGTTGGCCACGTCGGCCACTGCCTGCCCGAAACGGAATGACTGAGTGAGGTACCTCACTGACGCATCCGGGAACAAGCGAGTGGCGTTGACTGCTCCGCGCCACTCATATATGGCTTGGTTCTCATCTCCGACTAAGACCAGTATCGCCTGCTTCTGTCTCTGGATGATGTCCGCGAACACTGGTGCAGTGTCCTGGTCCTCATCGAGGAGGATGTAGTCTGCAGGTATCACCGGGGCCGCCAACTGCCATAACTTGACGTAGTAGTCGTGGGTGAATGGGAGTTTACCATCCTTACTAGCGATATCTTCCCACGCCCTCCGCGCGTAGGAGAGGAGGTGCCGTCGGACCATGAGGTTATTGTCCCAACCGCGCTTGCCATCCTCCGCCAGCTGGTCTATACCGGCGATATAGTGGAAGTGGTGCTCTCCGATCTCGTAGTCTACCGACTGGCTGAACTTCTGGAGCGCGAGCCTGACGTGGCTGGCGAGCAACCATGCTTGAAGTCGCTTGACTACCGGTTGGTCCTTCTCGTCCCTGACCCCAGTGTCCACGTCGAGGAACTCCAGTCCCAACATGTCCGCTACTTCCTGGCTGCGGACGCGCTGCCCACCCAGGCGGTGCTGGTAATCCCGACCACATGGCTGAAATGCCAGGCTGTGAGTGGTGTTGCACTTCGCCTTGCGAAACTTGGTCTTGCTCTCCTCCACTAGGGGCTTGTTGAATGCGGTATACTGCCCTCGTCCGGGCAGCACTTCCTCAATCATCTTGAGGGTGGAGGTCTTGCCAGCACCCGCGCCGGCCTCAATCACCAGTACTCGTGGACCATCGCCTTGCGCGATTTCAAGTGCGGCTTCGAGGATCGCCTTTTGCTCGTCTGTCGGTATGTACCCGGCCACGGTATCTGGTATCTCAGATAGACGGGTACTGGCGATCCTATCGGCGAGTATGTTCGATGCGGCAGTAGGCTTTTGAGTCTGGAGAGGAATGGGCTGGGATGCCGCAGTACTCGCATGGTCCTTCGTAGGGTCCGCGCACTGTTCACCCTCCTCACGCGCGACCTCGGAGGTGGAGGAACTTGACAACTCGCTCGTAGCTATCTCGAAGGGACTCGCTGCGGCGAAAGGGATGCTCTGCTCACCCTCCTCACTAGAGGTGTCGGAGCCACTCCCACAGTTCGGAGGGCTCTGGCGATGCTCACTCCCCAGCTTCTTTTCGAGATTCGCTGGCGACCGGAACTTGGCTGCGCTGCGGAATGTGGTCCTGCGGCCGGTGGCAAGGTTGGTTACGTCGTACACTGTCATCGTTTTGGTGGTAGTCGTCTCTCGAATACCATCCACCCGCACCGTCGTGATGGAACCACTTACCTTCGCCAGGTAGTGCCCACCCACCTTGATCTCGTCTTTCTTCATTTTCGCTCCTGAGTTGAGTATTGGGCAAGTGCCCCGCCGACATCATTATAACGATGTGCCGGCTGTGAGTCAAGCCGAAATTGCATGCCAAACAAAATAACTCTGGCTATGGATTATCGGAGCCGGCGGGGGGCGGGTGGCGCACCGGGCGGCACCGCTGACGTGCGCTGGCGCGACGCGGCGCTAGACATGGCCTCCTCGATCCTTGGTATGGCGTTCTCCCGCAGGTACTGCTCTGATAGGTCTATGCCGATTCCATGCCGCCCCAGTTGGAGAGCCGTGGCTACCGTCGTACCGCTCCCGACGAACGGGTCGAGGACGACGCAGGGGATTACTTCGCTTGTCTGGCATCCACACTCCTTCTTCCAACCTATTATATCGGATACTCCGCCGCCGATGTGGTCATATAGTGTTGTGCTCAGTCCATTCCTATTTGACTTGATTGATCTGTCCCGGTCATAGCCATCGTCTTCGACCCTGCTCGTCCTCTCCTTGGACACCACTGGTCTGTAGGGACTGTTGCAGTTGGCGCAAGCGCCGTGGCTCGACGTACCCGCGAGGATCATCGGAGTCACCAAGCGCACCGGGAACGTGGCATAGTGCGCGCCACTGTAGTTGGCTACTGGGACGGCGAACGCCACTACCTCGTCACTATCCTCCGATAACAGTAAGTCACCAGACCTGAACCCGCGAGTCCGGTAGTCTGGGCGGTCGTATGTCCTGTGCTGCGCTCCACCAGGCTTGCTGAACGTTGAGCCACCGGATGCCCGCCCCGATCCGGGCAACTTGATCGACTCCATGTCGAAGTAGTAATCCATTGACTTGGTGAGGAGGAATACGTCCTCCACAGACCTACCAGGGCGGTTCTCAGCGCTGTCTGGCATGGCGTTGCGCTTGACCCACGGCATCACCGCCCGCAGTATCCAACCGTCTGCTTGAAGGGCTAGAGCGGATCTCCAAGGTATACCTACGAGATTGCCGCTGCTGTTATATGAGTCTCCTAAATTGAGCCACATAGTCCCATCATCTCTTAGCACGCGCTTGACTTCACTGAGCACCTTGACCAATCGGCACACGTAACATACTCCGCACAGTTCCTTAGTGACCCATCCAAAGCAGTCTGGTATTTCCTCAAGACCGATCTGGGTATTCCCGGTCCCATAATCCCGCAATCCCCAATATGGTGGACTAGTGACGCAGCATTGCACTGACCTCGCGGGCACAGCCTGGAGGCACGCCCGCGCGTCCCCGAGGTACAGCGCGGCTCCAGGTGCCGACCAATATGGCTCCAATTGTATGCACTCGGTCGCAGGTATTGGCATGGCCTTATCCATCCCTCCGATAGCGGTCGTTAATGCAGGTAGTCGCATCCTTCACAGGTGGGAGGACTCTACCTGAGGCGAGGTGGTCCTTGTAAACAAGGATTCCGGCGATAGTTGTACGATAACTAATCTCTAGCACCCCGCACACATCCACCTCGACTTCCTCCACATATCCAAGGGCAAGAAGACCGAGGTGAGGGTCACCACTACTGCTACCTGGTTGGATGCCATTCAGCGCTCGGGTCACCGTGCCGGATATAGCAGTGTACCCAGCGAGAACACCAAGCTGGGGGCGTGTGATTAATGGCCATTCAGATACCGGATCGTCTGTGTACATAGGTTGTAACACTGCGAGGATTCGGGCTTGCGGTGTGCGGAGTTTGATTTGTGGTGCGCTATGGCTCCGTGAGAATGGTGAATTCTTTACCGATACTGGCATCGGATTACCTCTCAGTTCTGAGTCTCCTCGGTACTGGTGGAATACCACCTTCAGATTGCATTCCCACCACAATCTTCTCGGACGGCGGAGCAGATTGGAGCGCGAGCTTTAACCTCCCGACTGCTATGTCAGCGTACTTCTGTTCTTTCTCGATACCGACGAACCACATGCCCTCCAGCAGTGCCGCGCAGCCGGTACTACCCGAGCCCATGAACGGGTCAAACACCACCCCGCCTGGCGCACATATTAGTCGCACGAGATATCGCATTAGATCGAGTGGTTTGACTGTGGGGTGCGTAGTGACATGCTTACCCTTACCATGTGGTCGGTCATCATCATCTGCTTTAGCAGTATAGAAAAAGCGAGCAGCGGAGCCACTATCGTCGAACCCGCTTCCGTGGTCCGATCCATTGGAGTCTCTTGGTGTCTTCGGTAGTGGCATCACTGCGCTGGACGAAGAGGATGTTGGAAATAACTCGACTACCTCATCACTTCCATCATGGATCAAGTTAGCCGGCCAGCGCCCAACACGAGCCTTTGACTGTGCGTCATTGCGCCATCCATTACCCATTGCTATACGTGGATTGGTTGATCCTGGTGGATTGATTCTTGTATCCGTGCCTACCCTACATCCGTTTACATTGATCCCACCACAGCTGTGTTCCATGACATTCCGCTCGACTGTCCCCTGGAAGGGTTTTTTAGCCCAAACCAGTGGCTCGTAGGAGGGTTTTAGCGCAGTCCCCCACCCGTCCCACTGCTTCGCGGAGTCGGTGACAGGTTCCCCTCCGTCGTGCTCGTGGTATCCGACTTCCTTGGCCTTGTCCTTCCAGGGTCGGTTGGCACCTATGGCGTCCATCCAGACGCTTCCATCCGGACTTACTGGAGTCCTCACTTTATCGCGCTCCACCCCCAGCGCCTTGTCTATTGCTTTGCTAATATCTTTCGACTTCGGGAAACCTTGCGAGTAGACCCACATTATGCAATCCCTAATTTCCCACTCGGCATCCTCTATGGCGCAGACCATTCGGTGGTATGTCCGAGTTCCACCAAATGATAGTAGGTGAGCACCTGGTTTGGCGAGATGCAGTACCTGCTCCCACACCTCTGATTGGAATGGTACCCCTGTACCATCCCAATCCTGGTTCATGAATCCACCCGCCTTGTAGTTGTCCTGTTGTGTCCTGTCCGTCCCGTCTCCATTCCTCTTCATAGAGCGAAGGTGCAATCCATCTTGGATGAGGTTGTATGGTGGATCAGTTACCACCGCATGGAATTGCTCTGGTTCCATATGCGCCATCACGTCGCGGCAGTCACCGAGGTACACCGCTGCGCGACCGCACTCGGACTTCCAATAGGGTACTAGACTACTCTTCCGATTTGATACCGGCATATCCTACTCCTAGGTTATCTCTTAGTTGTTGTATTAGCTCTTGTATCATTGCATTATTCCAACTTAATCTCTCTGCTGCGCGCGTCAGCAGTCGAGGGCATATATAGAGTCGCTCACTTAGAGCCAGTATTAAGGTATCTCGCTCATCCATTTCATGTACATCTACCTCGCATAACTCTAAGGTATAGGTCATATACACGATCCGTGAGGAGCCATGCACCATTCGATTGGCTCGCTCCGCGCCATTGCAATACGTCTATTTTGCAGAGGAAGGTGAGGTATGTCATTAACCTATCCGGTGACATTCCGGTCCACGTTTCTAGTGCCTGCCCCATCAAACCACCGCACTCTTGATAAGTCCGCCCTCCCACCTTCGGATTGGGCGAACACAACCACTGCAC